GAATCTCGCTGCTATGATTGCCTTCTGTCGTTTGCACTACCGGAGAGTGCCAAAGAAACTGCCAAAGACTTTAGACGAGCAATGGTTGTATTACAAAAAATATTATAACACAGAACAAGGGAAGGCAACACACGATCATTGGTTAGAATTAATTAGCGGAGGGTAATTGGTATACTTATGGATGACACCTCAATAAGAATAGAAAAAGTTTTACAGCTCGTTGAAGATTTAAAAGATATCGAAAGTAATCTACGCACAATTAACGTGGAAAAGATCGAAGACGAAGAAGTTATACTGATCATGGCCATCCTGGATATCATTGCAGCTATAAAACTGCCTGACGTACATATTTTACCGCAAAACATTATTGGAGAAGCATAATGGCAAGCAGATACGAATCTTTTTGCAATAACAGCACAGATTTACAAGCAATACTATCAACGATAGACTCGTATGATAGAAAAAGAGTTCTGGCTCCTAATTGGGTAGCAGAGGGAACTGCTAATTTATATCAACTAAATAATTCCGGATATGCCAGTGTTCTTTTTAGAGATGGTCAGGATCTGGGATCGGAAGCAGAATCAAAACCGGCAGGGGACAATGGCTGGAGATACCAGGAAGCAACTGACAATATTCAATTCTATTTAGCTTCAAGCTCCACCACCGCACTGAACTCCATGGTTTTTGAAAGCGGACAGGATTGGGACAGCCTAAAAACCACAGTCTGCAAAGAACAGGCGGACCGGATTCGGTCTTATATTAACAGGCCTATCTACAAACGCAAACGATCCCAGGCACAGGGTGCAAGTGAAAGAGATTATGATTGGATTCTAGTACGCTGTAATGCTGCTTTAGCAGTAGCAGATCTGATCCGCAGTTATGACCCGGAGAAAGCCGAAGAGATTGAATCCAGAGTCTCTAATGATGAAGGATCAGGGTTACTTGACCGCCTTAAACGCGGTGAATATGTCCTTTGGAATGAAACCTCCTGGAGAAGTGAGGCCGGGGTGGTGCAGGACGTGAGCGTGAACGCCAATACTACCGGAGTTATTGAGGATGTGAAACTCATCGGTCCTCCCGGGGTAGATTGGGATGATGTGCGCGTATCTATATCCACAGGAGGCACATTTACGGCCGGGACCACGAGTCCGGTTTATTATACGGTGAAAGTGAAGGATGATACCGGTATAGGTATGAGTTCGGTAGTCACAGCAGAACAGATAGACGGCAGCTATCAATCCCTGGCTTATGGTGCTAGAATCAGGTTTTCCGAAGGTGTATATACTGCCAGCGATGAATGGAGTGTAATCTTTCAATCAGACGAAATACCGATTGGATCTGTGAAGTCAGCACAGATATATAGGTAATGGCTTTATATAGACCAAGTCAGACCCTATGGGAAGAGGCCTATCATTTATGGGACACAGATGGGATTATATGGTTTCCTGATACCGATATATTTGAGAATGTTATCTTTGACCGTGTGCTTAGGAAACTGCATAAGCTGCTTGTTAATGAATTTTTTATCCCAGTTTATTTTGACACACATCGCGGTAATCAAAGTTTTCTACTTAAACCGCTGGAGGATAACCTGGAATTTATCTTTAACAGCGGTCAGCAGCGAGAATACAGCATTCTGATTGAGCATGAATTGCTATCCGGAGGGACATTCAGCCGCAACCAGATTAAACAGGTTGCAGAGACTTACGAGCGTGTTAAAAAACTTCTATATAATAATATCAATTATGATAATAACTGGTTTGACGGCCGTGTGGAATCGATTACTACCAGCAGAGATGATGAATCGCTGTTATCAGCAATACAGTTTAATTGTGTATCTAGAGAACTGTCGACTAATTAGTTATATGTAGAAGATGGCAATTAGTTATACGAATGTCACTTATGATACTATTTTGGATTCGTTACATACTTTAATTAGTGATGAATTCAATGTACCACTGTATTACGATGAGCATAAAGGCAATCAGAGTTTTTTGGTTACGCTAGTAGATAATACACTGATTAGTTTTTTATCAGATGGCCAAGCAAGGAATTATTCGATTGATATCAACTATCAGCTTATATCAGGTGGTAATTACACAAAAAATAGTGTTGAAAGGATAACAGAGATTGTGGAGAGACTTAAAAGATTGATACACGATAATACAGCATACAGTCCCAGTAATACTTATAAATGGCACGATGGACGTATAGAATCAGTTTTATACAGTAATGAAGATGATTTATTAAATGCTGTACTGCAATTTAATTGTACAGTAACAGAATAATAGGGAATATAATGACTAATAAAAAAATGAAAAAATATAAAGCAACAGAATCTTTCGATGTGGATGCTTTTAATGATTTTGAAGGACTTGGAAACGAGAATCATGCAAAGCTATCTAGAGGCGAGACAGTGGAGCTGGATTTTGAGCCTATTGTATTAGTAAAAAATAAAATGTTAAAAGAATTAGGAGATAAAAAATAATGGCTACTTATTCAGGAAATCAATTTTTAGTCTATGTCGGATTAAATGATGGTGTGAA